GCTTATAAATGCAGGTGGGACCTATTCTATCTTACAAAATATATACTAGGCTACGACCTGATGGAAGAAGCTGTCCACGGTGACCTGTGTAAGTATGTCGAGTCTCTGTACGAAGCTCATCCGTCTGAATGGATACCACCAGCAGAAACATCAGGTACAGAACTAGACGACCAGTATAGGTACGGTAATAAGAACCTGCTCCTGCTTATGCCCAGAGGCACATTTAAAAGCTCTGTAGTCACGGTAGGCTTTACTCTGCAGAACTTCCTGCACGACCCAAATATACGGGCTCTAATCGACTCTGAGACGTACTCCAAGGGCAAAGCTTTCCTAGCTGAGATTAAGGGACATCTTGAAATCAACGAAGCTTACCGTGAAGTCTTTAAGGCAATCCATGGTATGTATCCAAACGGAATCAGGAACAAAGACTTGCTCTGGACTGACAACCAGCTTAATCTTGCCAGTAGAACCAAGCGCAGAAAAGAACCAAGCCTGAGTGTGGCGGGAGTTGACATCACTAAGAACGCTATGCACTATGACCTGATTATAAGTGATGACCTGCACTCCGAACAAAACGTCACCAACAAGGAACAGATAAACAAAGTTATCGACCACTGGAAACTGAACTATTCCCTGCTCGACCCAGGCAGACCGATGATAGTTATCGGAACTCGCTGGGATTACAACGACCTCTACCAACATATCTTAGATAATGAACGAGACACCTTTAATATTTTAATCAGACGGGCGATTCTAAAAGACGGTTCCCTGCTCTTCCCCTCAAGGCTCACACAGGCTTTCTTAGACGATGTAAAGAAAAAACAGGGTGCGAGCCACTTCTCCAAGCAATACCAGAATGAGCCTGTTGATGAGGAGACAGCGACCTTCAAACGAAGTACTATGATTAGGAAGCCCTGGTCAGAAGTTAAAGACCGCCCCATAAACTGGATACTGTCTATTGACCCAAGTTATGAAGGTGAATATTCGGACTACGCTGCTCTCGTAATCGCAGGTATGGATTACCAACGAGACTTATATGTCAGACACGTCACACGTGAGAAGCTAACCTACAAAGGTATTATTGATGAGATGTTCAGACTCTATTCACTCTACACTCCTAAACAAATTGTCATCGAAACTATTGGTGCTCAGAAATCTATCATGTATGAAATAAATAACGAGATGAAACGACGGGGTACATGGCTGCCACTTAGAGAAGTCAAGTCCAGAACTAAGTCTAAAGAAGAACGTATTAAAGGCTTGGCTCCGTTCTATGAGTACGGACATATTTATCACATAAGAGAATGTAATCAGCTAGATGAATTAGAACATGAGTTAATTCATTTCCCCAGAGGCAAACATGATGATGTAATAGATGCTCTGGCTAGTGTTCTGGATTTCACTTCCCCGCCCAGCCCCAGAACTAAACAGGCTGACGAATACGAAGACGAACGACCACGAGTCGGTTACAAGCCACGCTCTCCCATAACTGGAGTCTAAGCTAAAGCTGACACTACAACTAAAAGCCTCTCTATGCTTGAGTATTAGCATATGGCTAACCCTAATTCAAATGGCAAACCTGCTAGCAACACCTCATCTAACCAAGTAATCAGCTCAAATAATCTAAGTCTGGCTAATGCTGAGACTACCAAGTACACCGACCCAGCTACTATCCCAATCGACCCAAATTATCCCATACCAACTAAAGGTGCTACCAGCTACTCTCCCAGAAAAATAGAACGTGAAGTGCGGCGACAAACTTACATTCGTTATTACCAGATGCGTGATAATGACTGGCGCAGTGAAGCTGAACGTGAATGGGAAATGGCTGATAAGGAATACCAGCTCTGGTTAGGTGGCGATGACTTCTATCCTTCCACTACTCAGGGTACTTCTGAGAACTACTACAATGCTTCCGTACATTCTAACCCAGTACCAGATAATACTCGCTCACACTTAAAACTACCTGACTCATTCGCTACTATCCAGTCTCACATGCAGGAAACAGTCGGACGTAAATCCCGACCAACTCTGACAGGCTCTAAAGCTTCCGCTGAACCAGTTGAAGAATTCTGTAATTCAATCATGAACTACAACATGAACAACACTAATTTTGACTATAACTGGTACATGAGCGGAATTGCCGCAGCTATTCGTGGGACTTCATTCTTATATGATTACTACCGAGTTGAGAAGCGTTGGGTGCGTGACCCTGATGATGTAGATGATGACGGCAATCTGACTTATAAAGATAAACAAATCGTTGATATAGATGATGACTGGTGTGAGTGGCAACCTAACGAATTCTTCTACATAGACGAACGAGCCAGAACGATAGACAACGCTATAGACGGAGTTAGGCGAGAGATTATAAATATTCGTGAGTTCCAGCGAATCTACGGACAACGAGCTAAAGACGACCCTAGCTGGATAAATATAGACAGAGTTACCCGTGGTGGCGAAACAACCACCCGAAGCTTCTTTAAACTACCTAAAGATATTACAGGTAATGATGTTGAAGTTCTCCACTATTATAACCGTGCCTTGGATAATTATTGGGTTGTTGCCAATAACATAGTTATTCACTACGGGCCACTACCTACCAAGCACAAAGAAATACCCTTCGCTGTTCGTTACTATTACCGTGTACCAGGTCGCTTCTGGGGTATGGGTATACCTCGTATCATTCACATGCTGGCTGAGGAGAGAAACTCGCTCCGAAACCTCAACATGGACAGACAAAACATGCAACTTAATAAGATGTTTATCCATAACAACATGTTTGATATAGACGATGAGGACATTGTGCTTCGTCCTGGTGGCATTATCTCAGTTGACTCTCAGAACCTACCGCTAAACCAAGTCCTGCAACCCATAGAATATGGTGATGTTGGCCCTTCATACTTTAAGACTGACCAGATTACAGTTGAAGATATGGTCAGAGCTACAGGAATTGACGTTAGGCTAGAAGACCAGCCTAATTCCACAGCTACTGAAGCTGCCTTATCTAAAGAAGCTTTCCTAAAGCGTATAAATATGATTGCTTCACTTGATGAAATGGAAACTGTTGTTAGAATTGGCCGACTCAAATGGTCTAATATTCAATTCTTCTATCCACTCGGACGAATGGACACAATTTATGACGATATAGAGGAGCGTCAGGAGCAAGTTTACAAGACTATAACCTCTCAGGGACGTAAATTCCAGATTCAGAACATGAATGGTACACCTACGCTTAAGATGGAAGACATCGAAGGCTCTAGTTCGTTCATGCTAAACAAAAAGATGGCTAAATATCTGGAAGGTGACTTCGATATATGGGTCGATGCTACCCAATTCCAGCCTACCTCTCGTGTTGTGCAGCAAACTAAAGTATCAGAACTGTTCTCGCTACTCTTATCCAATCCCGCAACCCAAAGTCTAATCGATATGGGTAAAGCTGTTTCTCGAATCCTGTCGCTTAACGATGAAGACCCTAAGAACTGGCTGGCTGGCTATAACCAAAACCCAGGTGAAACTATGATGGCTGCTGAAACTGAGAATCGTGTCATGGCTGCAGGTCAACCACTTGGCCCAACGCCAGGTGCAACTGAAGAGCACACCCTTGTTCACATTATGTTCACTCGTTCTCAAGAGTACGCCCAGCTTCAACAGACTAAACCAGAGATTGTTCAGATATTTGCTAACCACATTATGGGCGAACACGATGCTAACCCTGCTACCAACTCTGCTGCTCAGACTATGAGTGCTAATGGGCTTGGTGGTAACGGTACACCTCCAGGTCAGCCAGGACAATCTGGTAACCCAGCTCTGCAACAGCCTAATCCGCAAGCTCCACGACCTAACCCATTATCTGTCGGCCAACTACCTAACCTACCCGCTCTGGGACTCACGTCGCAGCCCCAGAACCAGCCACAAGCTCAGGCAGCCGACATAACCGCAACTAACCTAAGCAAACCTGTCAGAACTAGTGTATAGGTGACTATTGCGAAATGAAGAGTAGTATATAAAGATTATGTCAGAGCAGAAGTCCAAACAACGACTACAGCTAGCAACCCTTTATGACTATCCAGAGTATAAAGCTTTAAAAGCCTTTATGGAGAATGAACGAATTGAGATAGCTAAAAAGCTTATCATTTGGCCAGCTGATGATGTTAAAGGTATCGCTACCTTACAGGGTCAGGCTAGTGCACTCAAGGAGCTTCATAGAGAACTTAAACAGATTAACGCTGAAATATCTAAAGAGTTCTAAGAACTTTACAGAGTTTTGATATCTAGGGTCGGTGCCCACCCCCAACCCTAGTTACCAACACTATGTTGGTTAGAACAAATCTAAGATTGGAACAAATCCAAGGAGTGTTATATGGCAAAGTCAGACTTATCTGATGAGGAAAAAGCAAAGTTAGTACTAGGTGATGTAGAGCCTGAAAAGGCAGACGAACCCACTAAGGAAGACGAAGCTTCAACTGAACCAGAAACTGATGCCGCAGCCGAAGACAAATCAGAAGAATCCGAAGAAGAGGCATCGACTGAGGAAGAACCTGAAACTAACGCTGCACCTACTTTTACAAAGCAGTTCCCAAATTTCAAATCTGAAACACTTGAGGGCTACGTCAAAGAACTAGAACAGGCTTACACTAATTCGACTACTGAAGCTATCCGCTTAAAACGGGAAGCTGAAGCCAGAGCCGCTGCACCTGTTGCAGCCCCACCTCAACCTGAAGTTACGCCACAGCCAGCTCCACCAGCTGAAACTAATCCTGACCTTTTGTATGCGAAAGCTATGCGAGAGCGAGAGATGAACTCAGCCTTTGAAGAGTTTGCTAAATCGTATCCTAATGTTCGGGAAAGTGCTGACTTCGATAGATTCGCAGCAGCTAGTGATGGTGTATGGCAAGCTTATGCCAGAAGTCATAACAACCAGGCACCAACTTTTAAGCAACTATACAAAGGTATAGCTGACATACTAGATTGGGAACCAGTTGGTAAGGTTTCTAAGAAAGATAATGCTATTAGAAATAGTGGCGTGTCTTCCTCAACCGTAAGTGCAACTGCTCCAGTTCCGAAACAACCCAATGTGTCTGATAAAGAAGTTGACATCTTTCTTAAGATGGGACTTTCTAAATCACCTGAAGAAGCGAGAAAGAGCATAGCTGAAGTAAAAGCCTGAAGTCTTAACTTCTAACCTTTATTTTTAACGGAGAATAATTATGTCCCAAACAGTAACTGGGGTTCAATACCCAGCAGCTATCGGACGTATTGACGGTCATACTAACTACGCATCGAAAGATTTTGTTGTCGCTAGTGGTGTAACTATTAACGCTGGAGATTTTGTATATTTCTCAAGTGGTACAGTTACTAACGCTAGTGTAAACGGTGCAAGACTAATTGGTATGGCGGAAGGTACGGCCACAGGTACTTCTACAGGAAGTGTCCTTGTTAAAGTTTGTATCGACCCAATGATGAGATACATGCTGAAATCAACTACTGCTCTTGCCATTACAAATGGTACTAACAGTGATATTGGTCAGTATTTTGACATCACAGGTGCGACTACAGCACAAACAGTAAGTGTTACTGGAACAACTCTGGGAGCATTCGTGCTACTTGACGTTCCTGGAACCGCAACTTTACCTAATACAGGAATAGCAATTCCTTCAGGTACAACAGTTGGAATATTTAAATTAGTTAACTCGTTCCTAGAACCATACGTTGCTAGCTAGGACTGAAAGGAATATATAAGAAATGGCATCACAACGACCAGAGTGGCCAGATATTCTTGACCCAGCTTACCGTAAAATCTACGGTGACGAGATTCGTCAATTGCCTCAGCAAGTATTTACCCA